TTGTAGATGACTCATCCGGTACTACAGAGTCTTTTACCAATACAACAGCCTATACATACTTTGCTTTTATTGTTACTCATATAAATACAAACAATGGCAAATGGAACTTGTCACGTCTTTTATTCAATTATACTGGTTCGGGACCAACTGAAAAATTCCTTAAAAGTTCATCCGCGGGTGTATCGTGGGACGATACTATATCCGGAGATGGTTTGGGGCTCACGGCACTTAATGCTAGTAATGTCAGTACCGGAACACTTGTTACTACACATGGTGGTACGGGTTTAGCTACAGTAGCAGAAAACGATCTGTTATTAGGTCCAGCATCTGGAACTGCTTTGACTAAACTTGCGGCTTACGTACCAACAGCTAGTATTACGGCTCCAGCAAATATGTCCGCTAACTCGTCGGGTGGAAATACCGCATCTTCGGGTAATAGTTCAGCCGATACATGGAAGGCGTTTGATGGAAGTGATAGTACCAGCTACCAATCTACACTGTGGTGTCATACGGGGTCAGGAGGATATGGTGGAAGTAATTCTTTAGGTGGTATAAATGGAGAATGGATAAAAATCCAACTCTCGAGTGCTATCACACCGACATCGGTATTTATAAAAGGACCTGCTCCAGCCGGACAAGACGGTCTTCCTGCTATATGGCGTATTCTAGGAAGTAACGACGATACAAGTTGGACACAATTACACTCTTCTACAACACATGTAACATCATCTGGCATTACAGAGTCTTTTACCAATACAACAGCATATTCATACCTTGCTATTGTTGTTCCCGGTGTAATACCAGGTTCAGGGAACCACTGGAGATTGTCGCGTCTTTCATTTACACAACCAGCAAGTGTATCTGAAAAATTCCTTAAAAGTTCATCCGCGGGTATATCGTGGGATGAAGTTTCTTCGACTTTACAGACTATTACAGATGGAGGTGCAACGACAACACAAACAGTCGCGTTTAATAACACGACCACGGGTTTAACATCCGCGGGTGATATCGATATCGCAGCTACGAAAAGAATCGATTTCGCAACCGATATTATAATTGAATCGACCGCAGGTACATCTCTCAATAAAAGCCCCCTAAAAATAATTAACGCTATTGAGGTCGATCCGGACGTTGTCGGTGGAGGAACATCGTCAAAGAACGTTTTAGCAATTAATCACGCGACAGGTGAGATTTACGATTCAGGGGGACAAGGTGGTTCAACTATGGAATTTATCCACGAGGAAGGTACAGGCGTACAGGCTAACGTCAGTATTGGTCGTACAGCTTGGGGTGCGACCACAGATTCTAACCTTACAATTAACACGTACGGTTCAAATGTACTCACAATATCGGGAAATGTATCAGCCGACAATATTACGATTGGTACTCTACACGTATCTGCATCACCGTTTAATTTAGATGATGTTGCGAGTGCAAGTGCAGGTGCAAATGTAACTTCAAACGTTCTACAACTTACAGCTACGGGTAATGCGTTTGTTACAACGAATAACATTAATGTTAGTAAAGATGTACATACAGGAGGTAACGTATATTCACAAAACCTTCAACTCACAAACACACAAATTTCAACTACTTGGACTACGGGTTCGGGAACGCTCGAAATAGATTGTAAAAACAAAACGTATGGAACAGCACCCGCTGTATCAATAGATGCAGATGTTGCAATACTTAACGTAACAAACTTACCAAGTGGTGGTCAGGTCGTCGTACCCCTTGTAGCGTCAGGAGCAGATAGAAAAGTTCTAAAAACAATCACAGCTGGTATTGATTTTATCGCATTTACGGCCGATGTTTCCATAGACCAGAACAGTCACGGTCTTTTGACCGTATCCAAAATTGGTGCATCGGGTGCGGAAAAAATATACATGAATGCAATCTCATTCACAGCAGCATAATTCATTTTTTTTCAATCTTTCATATTATACATGGGCTTAAAAATAAAAAACCTTAGTATAATATAAAATATGTCTGGAGGTATTGCTCAACTCGTTGCTGTAGGCGCCCAAGATGCGCACCTTGTCGGCCAACCCGAAGTTTCTTTTTTTAGATCTAACTATAAACGTCACACAAACTTTGCCCAAACTGTCGAAAGACAAACTATCCAGGGCAACCCATCTGCTAACGGTATGTCCACTGTTAGATTCGAACGTAAAGGTGATATGCTCGGATACGTCTATCTCGCCGATAGATCGGCTAATCACGTCGCGTGGGAAACGGCTGTTTCCAAAGTTGAACTTTTGATTGGTGGTCAAGTCATCGACACACAAGAATTTAAATTTTCCGCGCTACTCGCGCCAATTACCATGGACCAAACGGCCTCTAAATCGTCGTACGTTGCCGGTCAAGGTACATTCTACCCACTCAGGTTTTCGTTTTGCGAAAACGCCCAATCCGCACTCCCATTGGTCGCGCTCCAATACCACGATGTGGAATTGAGAATTACATGGGAACAGTCTCCACCAAGTGATGTTGAATTGTACGCTCAATTCATCCACCTCGATACGGATGAACGCACGGCTTTGTCCAGTACGCCACAAAACATGATCGTCACACAAACACAAAAAGCTGTTGCATCAGGGTCAGCTACACAAGAACTTAGCTTTAACCACCCAATCAAGTATTTGATCGCAGAAAACACCGTGAATCTTAATAAACAACTTGCTGACACCACGAAGATGAGACTTCAAATCAATGGTACGGATGTTGCTGACCCAAAGACAGTGTCCCCACACTTTACATCGGCGCCAATCTATTACCACACAGCTCACGGTGATGTTTGCACTGGTGGTGCTAATAACGATACAGTCATCTTGGTTCCATTCTGTCTCGATACGTCTAAGGTCCAACCAACTGGGTCGCTCAACTTCAGTAGGCTCGATTCCGCGAGACTCGTCGTCGAAGGTGATACGTTCGAATATGATGTCTATGGCGTCAATTACAACATCCTCCGTATCGAAAACGGTATGGGTGGTTTGATGTATTCCAACTAATTTAATTTTAGCCACTTATTATAAATGTTCTGGCAATTAGTTTTTCTCTCTGCTTTCATTTTTATTATTACATACGATCCCAAATCCGGAACTTTGAATCATCTCGTCGACTCCAAACATGAACCAGCTCAAAATGCTGAATGTAAAGAAGGTCACTTCCAGGAGATTCAATTTGCTCAACAGGGATATGAGTGTCCAAAAGAAAAAGGCACACACATGGGTGCGATTATACGAACTTAAAAACATAAATTTATATTTTAATACATATAATGTTTACGTTTGATCGAGATACCGCTACAGTTGTTGCCATTCTAATCTGTATAGTAGGTTCATTATACCTATACAAAGAACTCAAAAGCACAAAAGACGAATTAAATGAAGTCAAAGGTACGAATGGACAAATAACTTCATTTTTATCGCAAATAGGACCAATTCCAGTTAACTCAGGAGCGCCTCAAATGAACGAAAATAATAGGTCAAACGAAGCCCAAGTAGAAAATGATATAGAAGAAAATCAAGAAAGCGAGGAAGAATCCTCAGAATAATCATCTCGCTTAATTATAACTTGCTAATGAGCAATGAAGAAATATAAGGCTATAGCTATACCTGTATCCTTTACAGGTTCCAAACCAAAGTTTCTGACTGTCCGGGATCGAAGATTTAAAGATTGGATTTTCGTCACCGGAGGGTGCAGGCGAAGAGAAATTCCAAATCCAATTAGGTGTGCGCTAAGAGAATTAGAGGAGGAAACACGAGGGGTTATATCTCTAAAAAAAGGTGAATATACGACTTTCAAATTTATAGTCAAAGAAAGCCCCGGTGTTGAATTAGAATACAATGTGTTCATATTTTTCGTAAATTATACACAACAAGAACAATCGGAACTCATAAAAAAGTTCAACGATGAAAAACAAAAAACTAACCTTAAAAAAATACAAAAACAACCCATTAAAAGAACATTCGATGAAAATGATTTCATGAATTTTGAAACATTAACAGAGTTTAATACCAAAAAACAGTGGGATCGAATAGTTAAAAATGTTCTTAATAACCCAGAATTCTACGCGTGTGTAACTTCAACGAATAGAAAAACCTTCTCTATTAAATAATGAAGTCAAAGGTTTATATTCTTTCTCAAATAGCAGATCTTCTCGTAGAAAGACATGGTTATACAAGAGAAAAAGCAAACAGGTATGCAGAATTACACGCAAATGATAAAGTATACGAACTACTCGTACTAAAAAAGTCTTTATCAGAAAATGAAGAATATCCAGAAGTATCAGTTAGAAAAACAATTTGGAGACATCACTATGACAGTGATTAATGAATATAAAAAAATAAAAATAATAATTGGTAAGTAACCATGTTTAAAAAATGGTGTAAGGAACAAGGGTTCTGGAATGGTTCCAATTTATCACATGTGCTCATGGACGGTGGCGTCCTTTCCGTGCCATTTGATAGATTGAATACTTTTTATGAAAAGTACGTAGAGGCTTATAATTCAGGTGAAAAAATATTTGTCGTTGAACAGAAAACAGAAAACTATAACTTTTTCGTAGATCTCGACTATAAAGACGAAGATGAAATGACATTTTCGGAAGTTGAAAGTATATGTAAAGTGATATGTGATAAGGTAAAAAAATTCGGAGGTAAAGAAGCTCTCATATCCGTAGCTGCACCAAAACCAGCTGGAGACCTTATAAAAACAGGGATTCACATTAACTGGCCCGATTTTGTAGTAGATAGATCATCTGCCTTAGCACTTAGAGAACATATCATAAACACGCTCAACTTAGCTTACGGTTCAAAGGAATGGAAAGATATTGTCGACGAATCTGTTTATGGAAGTTCATCTCGAAAAACAAAGGGAAGTGGGTTTCGTATGCCATGGTCACACAAAAAAGGTAAGCACGAAGCATGTTCCGGTCAGGGGTGCGAACAATGCAATAATACTGGAAAAGAAACACAAGGTGAATATAGACCCATTTTCATATATAGGTGCGGACCTTTCAGTATGTTAGAAGCGATTGAAGGACATATCGCGAGTGTTAAAATAATGCAAATGGCAACACTCAGAACAGAAAGAGATGACCCAGTGATTATAGAAGGAAGTAAAATAAAAAGAGAAGATGAATTTACAGCTACACAACTCAAAAACCAGTTCAAAGATCAGGAAGTTATATCAAACGTAGAACACTTCGTTAGAAAACACCTAGAAGGTCAAAGTATGGCTAAAATAACAAAAATGCATGAACATAAGGGTCAATTTCTTGTATCCACAACATCCCAATATTGCGAAAATAAAAAATGTAACCATAATTCTAATCACGTATGGTTCCTTATATCTAACGACACGATCATGCAAAAGTGTTTTTCTAATACGGATATAATGAGACATTTTGGGTTTTGTAAAGATTTTACCGGAAGAAGACATCAGTTACCATCTAAAATTACAGATAAATTAAAAAAAGAGGTTGGCAATGACGGAAAAATAAACAAGTATGTTACAAAGAAAACAAAAAAAGAAGAAGAAAATAACAACCCAGATGATGTAAAAGATATTTTATCCGAATTCATCAAAAAACATATTATTAAAGGTGAAACCGTAACCATTAAAAAAATAGAAAAAGGAAAAAAACCAAATATATACATAGTAAATACATCATATTCATGTAAAAAGTGTAACAATACTAACATATTTTTTCAAATTACAAAAAAGAAAATACAACAAAAATGTGAATGTATTTCACGCGTACACGATCTCACAGATAAAATAATCACTAAATTATAGAAGACAATGTTAGCTTTAATTTTTTTAGCACTTGTAATTTACATGGTATCTTCTTTAATTAAGGAAATACCAGATACAGAACAAATACATTCTTTAATTAAAAAATCAATCAAATATTCAGGTCTAAACAAAACTGTATACAGGGAATTTATCGCAAATATACACATGGCTTTAGAACACAGTAACGAACACATTGAATTATCGCGTAAGTTCATGAAACTCGCTCTAGTAAATCTAGACGAAATAGCACTCAGTACAGTATCAGGTGACACAAACGTAATCGAAGAATTAGGAGTGATTTCAGAACAATTAAAAATACATTTTGAAGAATTATACGTAAGAAACGAAATAAAAAGAAAAAGACGAACACTAACTGAGTAAAATACTTAAAAGAATTCTACTTTATTATCTTAAAACATGGCTATTGGTGTTAAAACTCGTTCAGGAAGAATATCAAAAGCCCCGCAGCGATTGGAATTAAATGAAGAAGTCGAAGACGATTATAAAGAAGACGAATACGATTCCGATGTAGATATACTCCAAACAGATGACGAGGATTTTTGTACGGATGACGAAGAAGATGATGATTCCGAATCTGAATACAATTCAGATGAAGATGAAAAGGGAAATCTAAAAGGTTTCGTCGTTGATGATGATGACGAAGACGAAGAATATTCCGAAGAAGACGAAGAGGAATATTCGGATGAGGAATAATGAGCTTAAAAAAATAAAATTAAAATCTATATAATGGAAGCAGAAGTTGGTACGCCGATAGAATACAACCCAGACGATTTCATTAACGAGTCAAAAGACAGAGAACAGGATACTGAACCGGAACATGATGAACAATATTATATTCCGCCTCAACACATGTATGCACCACAACAACACCACGAAAAACAAGAAAAATACGATATTTTTGCAAATTTAGATAAAACAGGGTATGTTATCATATTCGTCGCTTTTTTACTTGGTTTTTTCATGGGTAAAACCATGCAACCAGTTATACTTAGACCTGGATAGGCTTACCACGTATCCATAAATATTTAGAAGGTGTTTGCTGACCATCAAAATTACCAATATCACCGTATCTCTTTTCAGTAAAATACGCTCGACTTACAACAAGTGGATCTTTCATAATATCAGTTGCAACTTCAGATGCAGTAACAGGATCTGCTCTATCTGATTTACTTTTTCGATCTCTATACAATCGTAAAAATAAACCAATAGAAAATAGTACAATAAGAATGGTGATTATGTTCAATATAATACTCAACATACTTACAATTACATAACAAAAATAATTTAGACTTGTGCATTTTCCTTATCATCAGACGTAACTTCTTCCTCACCAGTATCCTCTTCTTCCTTAATCTGAGCTTCCGTTGAGTTTTCAACCTGAGCTTTCTTTGCTTCTTCCTCTGCTAATTTATCATCATCGGCTTTTTGCATGGCTTCGACTGAATCAAAACCACGTTCCTTAGCCTCTTTTTCAAGCGCTTCCTTAACCTCTTTTTCTCTTTTTTCCTTTCTTTCCTTTATTTCTTTTGAAACAATTTCATCCGCTTCCTTAACAAGATCTTCCATATCCGCATCTGGCTTTTCCTTTTGGAGACGTTCCAAAACTTCTGCTGGATGACTAATCGGAGCCTCGTCCGGTTTAGTATAAAATTTGGAGTTTTCATCACCGCTCTTAAAATATGTATCCGTACCCGGTGCCTTAGCCGCCATCATATCACGCTTACGCTCAGCAAACATGGCCGCAGCTTGAGCTTGGTTTTCTCTATACCCAGACATAAGCTCTTCGAGCTTTTCATCAGCATAATGCGCATCCTCAATTTGAACCGGATCTGGTGGAATTAACAACCATTTATACATATCTACGACGTAAATATCAAAGGTCGAATCTTCTTTTTGAAGACGCTTCGCATGAGAAGCAGCTTCATCTCGAGTATTAAACGCACCCCTGATTTTAATTCCGAACTTATCGTTCTTTTGTGGCGCTTCTGGTCCTACAATAGAAAGACATGCAAATAATTGACCTGGTACTGTTGTATAATCTTGTTCAAGTGACATTTTTATATATTTCACATGTTTCTTTTTTTTAAGCCGTTTATCTAACATGCCCATGTACAAGAACCTCTACCGTCGAAGAACCCGGGTTTTTTGAATGGATAGCGCGTCTTACCGAAACATCTTCAATCTTGTAATCTTTAAAACTACTGGTTACAATATAGACTTTTGCATTAGACATGACGAAATCAATATCAGACCGTTTTAATAAATTAAATAAATCTTCATGATCACTTATATCAAATCCATCTCGCATATACCCTACAAAACTTCGAACACTTTCAGGTGCATACGGAGGATCCGCATATATAAAATCACCATCGTTTATAGTTTGTGCAAATGCGGCCCTAAAATCACACCATCTAAAAACCACATTTTTTATAAGATCTTGCATTTTTACTAATTCTTCTAACGGCATTACTAAAGGTGTAGTTTTATAGTGTCCATAAGGTACATTAAACCCATTAAGTCCCTCTCTATACAAACCCCTAAAACACGTTTTGTTTAGAAAAATCAATGTCGCGGCATGTACAGGTGTATTAGGTATCAAATCATTATACGTTTTACGTACCCAATAATAATAACTTTCTTTCGATGTTAGACCTTCTTCTTCAGTTTCAGGTTTACGGTTTACTTCCGTACCGGTACGTGTATCATATGTGGTAAAAAGTTCATTTAAATGGTCGTGTATTTCCTTTGGATTCGTTTGGATTTGTCTATACATGTTTATTAATTTTTGATTTTTATCGTGTGCATATACTTTACCTTTCACGGTAATATCTTTACTCTCGAGTAAACCAAATAGAACACTACCACCACCAACGAATAATTCGTGATAATTTTCTATTTCCCGTGGAAAAGTTTTCAAAACTTTATCTAAAATCTGAGTCTTTCCTCCGACCCACTTAATTATAGGTTTCATTTATAAATATCTAGATCCTTCGTTTTAACCTAATATTATTGGTTTATATTTCAGATGTATATTAATAATGTTATCCGTCTCACTACATGGTCGAAGATGAACGTCCATTAACTGCATTCCACCTTTATTAAAAATATGTTCTTTTTCTGTAACAATAGTGTGTTCACCCGAGTTTTTATCGATAACAGTCCATTTAGAACCGGGTAATAGTGTAATATTTTTAACTTCAATACGTTTAACTCTTTCATCTTCTGGACCATCTATATAATTCACTGGAACTTTAATCTCATCTCTAGGTTGTTGCTTAATATGTAATGTTTGTTCTGCAAGTATATTACCACCACCTTTTTCACACTTATCATACATTACAATAGCAGTATCAACATCAGCCAAATCACCTACAGGTTTCTCAACTTCCTCAACTTCCTCAACTTCCACTTTTCGTTCTACCACGACATTTTCGCGAACATCTTTAACAGCTCTAGCCGCACCAGATACAACTCGTCCTGCTAAATACACACTTGAAGACCATGAACAACATGACAGTAAACATGATAGTAAGAAACCAAGTAATATTCCCATTATTGGTTCTGGTATAGTAGATTTACCCATTTTATATAATATTAACAATTTTTTTATTTTTTTTATAACTTTTTCTAAAACTCATATTATAAAACGATCACCCGAAGTGGATCCGGGTTTACTAAAAACTCAAACATTACTTTTATTTTTAT